GTATGCGTGTGCCTGCGCGTGTGTGTGCGCGTGTGCGTGTGCGATGGGGGTGCACCTGTGCGCAATCGCTTGTGGGGTGCATCCAATCTGCGAACCCGATCACGTTGCGGGATTGCAACATTTTAGGGCAAAACCCGGCGCATAACTGCCCTTAAATCAGTTGTCTTTTGCAGTAAAAACAATCACTTACGTTGGATAGAGGATGTAAAATGGCTTATCGTGGGTGAAACAGGTCGGATTGATCGAGGGGGGCGGGCGAGGGCCACCGGGGGGTCGTACGTTAGTGTATATGTACAAATACACGCACGGGGTTTTTTAGTCCCTGTAGGAAATTGCTCTAAATAGGCCCCATACGCAAGAATATTACGTGTATAGTGCAAACAAGTAAGGTTATACCCATGCCTTCTAGTAAGGGGTCTTACGTCTGTTCACGAATTGTTACAATTAGGGGGTATATGATCACTTTTTATTACAAATAGTGTTTTACGAGTTGCCAAAGGGCCTTAAAAAAGTATAACTCCGCGACAAGGGGTAAGGGGATTGAGAAGAGTATTGATTAATACACTTAACCAATACCCTGACAATGTAACCATTCAACTTTAGAACCTTTAGTCTTTCTTAATTTAGAAGATTTAAGGCTATAGAAGTAGGATGGTCATACAACCAGGTCCTCTAGATAATTATTCTAGTTAGTTGACACCTCATCTGCTTTACTCTATCGTTGTTTGTAGTAAACCCAGGTGTTTCCCTCCTCTCCTCCCATCTGTTTGTGTTTACCTTTAGGTACGTGCCTGAGAAATACTGTGAAGAGTCCTCCCCTCTGAGTGTTTTGACAGGTACGTACCCCCTTTCCTTTACAAATATAAGTGTTGACAAGTATGTCCAAACGCATAAAACTATATGCATCAGAAAACGTGGTTGAAGAGTTCTATTCTGCTTTAGTATCAGGAGATCCTTCTACGTTTAGCAGAGTACATATACCTAAATCTGACGTGTTTTATGTACGCACAGCTATAGAGGGTCGTACAGGTGTTAGGTACACACTCGACCATGTAGAACGCGCGATGTATCTAGAAGGTATGTTGAACAGGCATGAAGTCTTAGACCCAGATCGAAAGAGGCCATACGCAGATGCCCCGTGATTATAAAAAAGAATATGCAAACTACCAAGGTAAGCCCTCTCAAGTTAAGAAGAGGGCTTCTCGCAATTCAGCTAGAGCAGCTATGGCTAAGGGTGGTAAAGTTACTAAGGGTGACGGCAAAGATGTTCATCATAAGGATGGGAATCCTAAGAACAACAAGAAGTCTAACCTAGTGGTCACTTCTAAAGCTAAGAATCGCAGCTTTCCTCGTAACGCTAAAGCGGGTAAGAAGTAGTATGGCTAAAGATCCTAGATTAGAACGAGCAGGTGTTTCGGGATTCAACAAGCCTAAGCGTACTCCCGGACATCCTAAGAAGTCTCACGTTGTAGTAGCCAAAGAAGGTGACACTGTGAAGACTATCAGGTTTGGTGAGCAGGGTGCTAAGACAGCTGGTAAGCCTAAGGCTGGTGAGTCTGATGCTATGAAGAAGAAACGTGCGTCTTTCAAGGCTAGGCACGGTAAGAACATCTCTAAAGGTAAGATGTCAGCTGCGTACTGGGCTGACAAGGTTAAGTGGTAGTATGCTAGGCTTAGCTCTGGCTTTTAGTTACCACTTAGGTGGAGCTGCTTATGACTTTAACTCTTTTCATCCTCATATAAGGTATACTACAGAGAATAGCGTTATTGCAGGTGTTTACTACAATAGTGATTATAACGTATCTACATATGTAGGAATGAACCTACAGTATGATGACGACTGGTCCTTAGACGTAGCACTTGTCACAGGTTACGCTGATAAAATACTACCCTATACTAGAGTTACATATAAAGATTTCTTTCTAGCGCCCGTAATTTATGGCAATGATAATGAGCTAGGCTTAGTGCTAGGCTATGAGTTTACAATAAAGTAAGGCAGGTCTATGTGGTTAGCTACTCTACTTATCTGTACTACTTCTGATGTTTGGACTTGTGAGATATCTACTCAGCCTGACAATCTGTACTTAACTGAGGAGGCCTGTCTTGAGGAGGTCGCGCTGGGCATAGCTTACTTCAGTGCATCTTCTGTGTTTGTATCGGGTGGGTGTGTTAAGATAGGGAGTACTGCATAATGGTTGCAAAGAATAAGCATTACACTAAAGACGGTAAAGAGTGGAAGGGTAAAACTCACAAGCACCCGGACGGTACTCTTATGACTGGTGCGAAGATGACAACTTCATCTAAGAAACTTGTACATTACAAAGATCTATCAGCTAAGGCTAAAAAGGGAATAAAGAAATGATGAATAAAGGTATGAAGGCTCTTAAAAAGGAAGCACCTGAAGTAGCCAAGAAAATGGGTTACGCTTATGGCGGAATGGCTAAGAAGCCTATGGGCTATAATAAAGGTGGTATGTGCGGAGCATCTAACCCTGCGGCTCGTCCTATGAAAAAGGCTAAATAATGAAGTTTTATCACAAGTATCAAAACGCTCTTGAAAAAGAAGGTTATCGAGTAGACGAACATGGCTACGTTTGGGACTCTATGGGTAATCAGTCTGCGGGTGAAGACAACTACGGTAACGTGCAAAGTAAAGATGCCAACGTCACCGAGATCTGTCGTTTGGCAGATATCTCAGCTGCTGCTGTGAATAAATCTCCTAAGACTACTATTAAGAAAACTTCTTCTAAGAAAAAGAAGGCTGACGAGTAATTTTTGCATAGCTGGTATACCTTCTAGGTAGTTTTAACTTGTACTTGCATACGTATAACTATGTGTATCGCTGCACTGCAGCATAACTCACACATAGGAATACAACATGTTTAAGAAACTATACAAGGCTTTCGAAAAGCACCAACAACGCCGTGCAGATTTTTTTATCATCAACAGTCTGTCAGATCGTCAACTAAAAGATATGGGCACTACCCGTGGTGAACTTAAACAGCGTTTTTACGAAAAGTGTTAAACTTCTTGCCTTACTCTTGTGTTTGGGTATAACTACTGGATGTGCTACTACTCAAATAGTTTATACGGCTTCCTGCAGAATAGGTGATGCCGAGTGTCAACGGAATCTAAATGCACAAACTCTTTACAGTATCGGACAAGAGGAAGCGGCTATCAAGCTTTTGTGTTTGGACCCTGACTACGTTGACACTTTGGCTGACGCCTGTACTGGCGGGTGATGTAGAAGGTGATTTTTCTAACGGTTATGATAACTCTACTGTAGAGAGTAATAACATTGAAGAGACTGTAACGAACAACTACAATGCTACAGGGGCTGGGAGTGCTGCTCCAGTAATGAGTTCGATAGCACCTACGGTGATGGGAGGGGGCGGCAACGATAGCTGCCTCATTCCTTCATCTACGGGTCTTCAACTTAGCATTATAGGTTTCTCCTCAGGAACCATGCAGCAAGACGAACACTGTAATAGGCGTAAAAATGCCCGTATGTTAGGCCTACCTCAACAAGTAGGCGGTTTAGGTCTACAGGTTTCAGCTATTAGTATTTTGTGTCAAGACGCTACAGTGTTTCGTAGTATGATGTTAGCTAATACCCCTTGTCCTATTACTGACACTAGAACAGGGCAACTTCTTATGGGAAGGTCAGCAATTTCTAAGTATAGGGACAACCCTTCGCTTTTTGTTGTTGGTTATAATGAAGACAAAGATTTTTGGGACACCCTGTTAAGGGTAGGAGAGGAAGATAATAATGAAGAACCTACAGAAGAGCCTGTTGCTAACGTCAGCATTAGTAGTCGTTTCAGGAGCAGCATACTCTCAGGAGACTGACCCTTATGCTATGAACGGTCAGGACAGGATTGATTTTCTTCTGAGTTCTATTGGGGATATTCAGGATCGTCTAGACCAAGCAAGTGTCCTCACAGTTGGTGCTGTAGGTTATGCCAGTATCGGTGGTGTCATTGATGACGGGGCCGTTAACCAAGGTATCATTACTCCGGGTGAGATTGGCAACTACCTAGAAGCTAGGAATGCTGTCCTTGAGTATGACTACGCTATTGCTAACACTGCTGAACAAATGTTTATGCAGGAACATGCAGCTTCAATGAACTCTTTGTCCCTTGCTCTTGATAACCTTACTGACGCTGCCTCTGTTATATATATGGCTACGTCTGTCGCTGCGGAGGCTTCTGAGGCTGACACTGCACCTGAACAGGTTGCTCTTCAAGGTATGTTAGAAACAGATGAGTATTCTTTAGACACTGCTGAAGTAAACGAGTACAACGAAGCTCTTGTAGCGGTTGAAACATTTGCACAACAGGCTGGTGCTTTCATGGCTGCGGCTAACAACACTGAACTGACTAGCAGTATTGATTCTTATGCTTCGCAGGGTAGTTTTGTTGTAGGTTCTTACTCTGCTATAACCTACACTCAGTCAGTTGATGAGTTTGTTATTACTTGGGCTGATTCAGGATTCAACTCAGGTTGGCAAGGCTATCTAGGTCCTGACATGAAAGACGCAAGTGACGTGTACGGCGCTGGTGAGTACATCAACCAGTACGGCGGTTACCCTTCAGAGGGTAGTTAACTATGGACGTAGGGTTTAGTATTGGTGGTTACAACATTAAAGGTTGGATGGTTGCAGTCGCACTTCCAGTTCTTTCTTCCCTAGCAGGGGGTGTATGGTGGACTTATGATACCATGCAGCGTTTCTACGCAGTAGAGGCAGGAATTACTTCTACTGCGCAGAATAGCGAAGCCTTCAACGTAAAAGCTGCGGAGCTTACATCTCGCATTCAAACGCTTGAACAAGCTATATTGGATAACGATGTAAGAGGTTTGAACACGAAATTAGCAGAACTAACTACAAACATGCAACAAATACTAGAACAACAAAGAGTATTGCTTGACCTTCGTAGTCAAGTAGATAGAGCTACTACCATAACGGATGGCTTAGGGGATACTCTAGATGTCTTAGACAAAGAGATAGAAGACATTTGGAAGGCCTACGACTTTCTCGTAGCTAACCCACTTTAAGGACCAAAAATATGGCACGAGCATTAACAGAGAACCAACAGAAATTTTTAGAAGTTTTGTTTGACGAGGCAGGCGGCGACGTTGTACTCGCAAAGAAACTTGCAGGTTATAGCGAAAACACTCCCACTCGACTTATTACAG